AAAAAGTTTTTAAATACGAAAAAGAAATTAGATATTGAAGAGACAAATAATAATTACAATTTTATTGGTAACAATAAGAAACCTCTTTATACATTAAACTCATTATCAAGATTTTCAATTCCGTCCACAAGTGGTGAGAAAGGAAAGACTGCAGGTTTCTTTTTCTTTGAAACATCTGAAGGATTTAAGTTTAAATCCATTGATGGATTGTTCTCTCAAAAATATAAAAAGAAATTGATGTATAATGATACTTCTGATGCAAGAGGACAAAGTTTGCCTGAAGGATATGATGGAAAAATTCTAAAACATTTTTCTGATAACTTGATAAATGTAAGAGAAAAATTTAAAATGGGTACATATGGAACTCGTCTAGTTGTGTTTGATCCGTTTACTTGCTATTATGATGTTATCAAACAAACTGCAGAGGAGGCAAAAAAAGGAACAAAATTAGGAGCAAAGAATCTTCCAAAATTAAATTCAAAGTTTAATGTTGAAAGTTCTTTTACTCGCACCACATATATGTTAGTGGATACAGGAACACTTCCAACAGGTAGCGTAAGACAACAAATTCAAAAATCAAAAGAACAAAATTTTGAAGTTCAAAATATTTTGAATCAATCCATTCGCAGATACAATCAACTCTTTTCTGCGATGCAAGAAATTACAATTCCTGCAGACTTTAGTTTACATGCAGGAGACATGATATTTGTTGATACTCCAACACCTACAAGTGATAATCCTGAACTTAACCGTGAGTTTGGAGGTCTATATATTATATCTGACTTATGTCATTATATTACACCTATACAAACTTATACAAAATTAAATTTGATTAGAGATTCATTCGGAAGAAAGGTACAATGACTGACAGAAGTATTCAACAACACATTAATGATGACAAAGATTTGCTGGAAAATCCAACGTTGTCTCCACAAATGCGTCGTCATGTAGAGGATGAACTAGATCATCTTGAGAAGTATCAAGTGAATCATCCAGACCAAGATCATGATCCAACTCCACTGGAACTTTACTGCGACGCTCATCCAGATGCATCGGAGTGTAGGATTTACGAGGATTGATATAAATGGAAGGCAGTGCTGCTCTTTTTAATCCAGGATTTCTTGGCGGACATTTTTTATGGTGGGTAGGGCAGATTGCTGACGATTCCGTTTGGCGTGGAAATAGAAACTCTGATAAGTTTCAGAAGGCAGAAGATATTCCTGGATGGGGTAGAAGATATAAAGTTAGAATCATAGGTCTTCACGATAAAGAAGAACAAACAATTCCATCAGATCAGTTGCCATGGGCACAGGTAATGTATCCTGTAACCTCTGGTGGTGGTCAAGCAGGTTCGTTTCAAACACCTGCACTTAAGCAAGGCAACTTTGTTTTTGGATTCTTTCTAGACGGTCAAGAACAACAAGTTCCTGTCATCATGGGAATTCTTGGTAACAATGAACAAACTGCTCTTCAAATGAAGACTGGTTTGACTGGTGGTGATAATTATAAAGGAACAAGTGGTCATGCAAATCAGTCTCAAGATGAAACAAAGATCGCAGGTGACAAAGATTTAAAAACTGAACAACCACAACCAGGAACAAGTGCTGCAAAAGAAGCAGGTGGTGGTGATGATCATCAGGAAAATGCTGCAGATAAAAAAGAGGAAGAAGTATTAGATCGAAAACACGCATTAGCTTGTCCAGATCCAGAGGAAAACAGTTCAATGAAGGGCATTCGAACTGTGATTGAGAATCTTCAAAAGAAGATCGAAAAATTCCAACAATCAATGAGAACTTTTTCTGCAGGAGTGAGTCTAAAAATTAAAGAAGCATCTAAAGATATTGATAAAGCAATTCAAGATGCATCCAAAGAAATATCCAAGTTTATGAAGGATATCTATACAAAGATACAAGAATGGATGACGGATCAATACAATAAAAAAATCAAACCACTTCTTAAGATTTCGATTCCAAGTTTTAGAATTAAACTACTTGAATTAAATATTCAAGGTCTGGAAACCATTTGTTGTTTATTCAATAAACTTGCTGGTCTTCTTGTTGGATTGATTGCTGCAGCATTGACGAATCGTTTAAACAATCAGAAAGAACAATCTCCTGCTGAACCACCTGCATTTTCTTCACCAGGAAGTAATGTCATTCCTCCATTACCACCAGAGAATTATTATCGACCAGTTCCACTTTGTACTGCAGAGGAATTGGTTGCAGATGTATTAAGCGGAACTCTTAATGAGATGATGCAAGGATTTGATGTTGCCATCGCACCAGTCATTTTTGAAGTTCAGAACTCATTAGGATCTGCTGGTTCCTCAAGTGGTCAACTTGCTGCTGGTTCTTCAGGTAGTGGAACAATTTCTCAAGGTGTTACACAACAAGCAGTTGCCGCTGCTCTTCAATCTGGAAGTCTTGTAAATGCTTTAACATCAGCTCTTGCTACTTCAATTGGTGCTAATCCTAGCACGATTGGATACGCGACAAGTTTGTTTAGAAGTGGAAATTATGCACAAGGACTTGCGTCTCTTGCATCACTAGCAGGAAAGGATGCTGGAGTTTATTCATCTGCTCTTGTTTCAGCAACACAATCAATTAACGCTGGTGATTTGGTTGGTGGTTTGTCATCGATTGCAGGTGCATTTGGTGCCGATCAAAATGTTTTATCGCAGGTTGGCAGTGCATTTTCTGCTATTAGATCTGGTGACATCAATTCACTCACCAGTTCTGTTGGTCAACTTGCTGGAGTTAATCCACAAGTTTTGAGTGCGGTGCAACAGGCAGGTGCTGCTGTTGCTGCAGGAGATCTTGGTGCTCTTGCAGGACAACTTGGTGGTCTTGCTGGTCTGAATATGGATGTTGGAGCAGCGATGGGATTTATTGCATCTCTTACATCACTCTTTGATTGCGATCCAAAACCAAAGTGTTCTCCAAACGATACTCATACATTGCAGAGTGGTGGAAATGCAAATCCTGGCGTTGAGAAAGCAAGTCTTGGAAATGTAGCTCAGAAAGCAATTCAAAGTTTAGAAAAGTCTGCAGCAGCAAATCCAATTGCTCAAGCAACAGCACAGTCGTTCGATAAGTTATATGCAACTCCTACAAGAACAATTCAACCAGGCGAAGGAGGAGGAGCATAATGCCAATCGCACCAATTTCGCCTGATCTAATCAGAGTTGGATACATTAGTCAAACTGCAGGATATGTAAGTGATCTCTCTGTTTCCGATGCAAATGACTATGCCAAACTCAATCCAGCAACAGTTTTTATCTTTGTTGATGGAGATAGCAAAGTTAGATATTTAAGTATTGATGAAGTAAATCAACTCACAACAAAAGACTTATTACGATCTGATACTTGTAGTACAACACCAAGACCATGTGGACCTCCTACAATTAGTTTTTATGGAGGAGAAGGAGTTGGTGCATTAGCAAATCCAGTGGTTGATGTTAATGGTTCTATTATAGCAGTTGATTTGGTGAATGGTGGTTATGGATATCAAAGTCCACCATTTGTACAAGTTTATGATCCATGCAACAATGGAAGTGGTGCAGTTCTAGAGACAGAAACTGAAAATGGAAGAGTTATTAAAGTAATAGTTGTAGACGGTGGTACAGGTTACTTGCCACCACCACAGACAGTTCCACAATATCCTGCAATTGTAAAACTAGAAGAAGTAATTGTAAAAAATCCAGGAATCAATTATAATTGTGGTGTAGATAGAATTACAATTTGTATTGATCGAGATGGAGAACACTTTGAAGAACCAAATGGTACAGTTTTAACCTACAATTGTGATCCATTTGGCAAGATTCGTTCAGTCACTGTTGTGAATGGAGGTAATTTTACAGAAGTTCCAAGAGTTTGTATTGAAAGTGACACAGGATTAAATGCACAGTTTATTCCTGTCTTTAGAGTTATTCGTGATCCACTGATTCCAGAAGTTGCAAAAGATGTTGTCCAAGTTTATGACTTGGTTGGACTAAACGTAAATGGATACGTTGACGGAAAACCATATTATGGAAATGTCTATTATCAAAATGGAATTAGGTTCGCAGGATCACCAAACACAGGAGGAACTCCAATCCGTGTTTACAATACAAGACAAGAGAGCATACCACAATAAATACTAAAATCCAGTTTTAAGTTATGTCAGAAAAGAAAAATTTTTGGACACAAGTATGGAGTGCTATGAATGGTGCTCTTTCTTTTGGTTCCATCAGTCCAAAAAAAGATGTCAGATCAAGTGTCAAGTTAAGAGGACTTGACGGTAGACACTTTTTGACGATGGATGAGGATGGTGTTCGTGAAGGTTGGACAACTCTGAACTCTCCTGGTGCTACACAATTCAATACAGGAGAGGACTTAAAAAAAGGACAGGATGCTTTCTTTATTAATGCAGAAAATGGTGATATCATCATTCGTGCAAGAGATGGAAAGGTTCGTATTGAAGGAACGGATGTTGAGATTAGCGCAACAGGTAACAATCCAGAAGGAAACTTTTGGGTTAAAGCAAATGATGCTGTTAAGATTGATAGTAAAAACATCACACTCAATGCAGCACAAGGATTAAAACTCTTATCAACAGGAGTTTTAACTTTAGATGGGAAATTAGGTATGCAAATACTTTCTCCAATCGTGAATGGAGCATCTTGTGCTACAGATCCAGCTAAAAAACCAGGAAAAATCAGATAAGGAGGTATTATGGCATTCTCAATGGATGAAATTTGGGCATATGATGGACAACTTTTAGCATGTAAAGAGAACACAATTCCAATTGCACTTGGAGTTGCTGAACAAAAGATTCGTTGCTCTTCATATATTCAAGGACCATGGTTAGCAGGTAATCCTAGCATTTTTCCATATCCACCAGTCTCAACTGTGATGATTGGTCCAAGGGCAGATAGTGGTCCAAAAGGCATTATTCCTGGTTCAATTTGTGGAAAACAATACAATCCATACTCACTTGCAGTTCAAGGACCAACAGCACTTTTGGGAAGCACAAGTGTCAGTGGAAACGTTGATGCTGTTGGAAATGTAACCGCAGTTGGAGAAGTAATGTCACGTTGCGGAGCACACATTCTATCTGCCAAAAAGAACTTTGATATTCCACATCCTACAAAAGAAGGATGGAGACTAAGACACACCTGTCCAGAAGGACCATCAAATGATGTCTATTTTCGTGGCAGAGTTACCAATAAAACGATTATCTTTTTACCTGAATATTGGGAAAAGTTAGTTGATCCAACGACGATCACAGTCAATCTGACTCCAATCGGAGCACATCAAAATGTGATTGTAAAAAGAATTGGAGAAAATCAAATTCATCTTCAAGCAAATGGTGGAATGCCTATTGATTGCTTCTTTCATGTCTTTGCGACAAGAGCAGACGGTGAAAGATTGATTCCAGAATATGAAGGAGAATCACCAGCAGATTATCCAGGAGATAACACACAGTATTCTATCTCAGGATATCACTATGATGTTAAGGAGGTTAAGTAATGCCAGAAATTGAATTTAAAACGCCTGCAGGCAGTAAAAATTGTGCAGGTTCAACATCAGGAACCAAAGACGCAGCATATGATTATATCGCAAAAGCAATCACTGGAGACACAGATTATCCAGCAGACGCTTGTGGTCGCTTGCTTCATGGAAGTGCTCAGATTGATAACATTCAAGTCAACACTTCAATCACTGGTAGTCCTACATGCACATTAGGAACTGTAAACGCAACAACCGTTACGGCAACTGAAGTTACAGCAAGTGGTATCACTCTGACTTCAAGAAAACCATTTGATATTCCACATCCAATCAAAGAAGGATGGAGACTTCGCCATGTTTGTTTAGAAGGACCAGAGTCTGGTGTTTATTATCGTGGTCGATTAACCAATTCTGGTATTATTGAGTTACCAAGTTACTGGAAAGGACTTGTAGATCCAGAAAGTATCACAGTCACTCTAACTCAAATTGGTTCTTCTCAAGATTTAATTGTAGAAGCAATTCAATGGGGATCAAAAGTTGTGATTCGTTCTGGAAATGGAACCAGTATTGATTGTTATTTCCTAGTTCATGGTGAACGAATTGATGGTGAGAAATTGATTGTAGAATATGAAGGAACTGAGTATCCTGGTGACAATTCTCAATACTCAATTAACAAGTAAGACTTGACACTGCCATCCGTGCGTGGTATGATAGTCCAGTAATCATGAAACAAGCACATGAACGATGAGTACCTGACGCGATGCGTGGTTGATCCTCTAAAGCGTACTGTTTATCTGTATTCCAATGAAGGTGCAGAAAAGCAAGTGTCCTGCGAAACCGTTGAAGAGTTTATGAATGTGCTAGAGTTCGTTCGTGGTCGCGTGAGTGATGACGTTCTCTCTTATGCAAATCCTCTCTGAAACCAAAATTGACTTTTAGTTCCATTTTTGGTCGAAAAAAATCCCGGCAAATTTTCTCACACGATACTTTTTTCATAAATGCGTCCAGAAACACGACAATCAATGGAAATGCTATTTGCTGCCAAATGGAATCTACCGACAGCTGCAGCAAATTGTAATCTTACCAACAAAGAGATGAAGATTACGTTTAATGAATATTGCCGATTACATCCGCCGACTTATGTGGTAAAATCTAACAACCAACTCAATCTGTTTTGAGTTTTTTGCCCGTGTAGCCCAGCGGAAGAGGCAAACGACTTAAAATCGTTCAAGCGACAGTTCGAATCTGTCCACGGGTATTAGAGGTTTTTAACCAACCTCTAAATATACAAAAGTAGGAAGAAAACTCCTATGAAGTACAGAATTGATGCCGCATATGTCTGGTATAATAAAGGAACTCAAATTGTTCTGATGTACTTTATAAATCATGTTCCATTTACTTTTGATGAACTTCCAGATTATGCAGTGCAGGATCTGGAATTAATACATTTAGCAGATAACGAAAGACGTTTTGAACCAGA